CTAGCGCATCCGCAGACGGGGGCCGCGCCAGACGTCCGGCAAGTCGCTGCGCTGCGCCCGGGTGGCTGGCGCCTGTCGCTTGTCGCGGGTCATCGCCCGCATGATCTTGGCCTCGGCGTCCTTCTCGATCAGGCGCGCCTCCTGCCAGCGGTCCAGAAGGCCGCCCAGGAACAGGGCCTGCAGGCGGGTGACGATGGCCTCGCCGAAGTTGTAGGGCCAGACGGACTCCGTGGCCCGCCAGGTGTAGGTCGCCTGATACTCGGACTCGGAATGCACCAGCACCTTGTCGCCCTGCAGCGTCCAGTGGCCCTCGCCGATCGGCAGGCCCTGGTGCGTCACGAAGCGCAGGTTGATGCAGTCGTCCGGCAGGGCGTACTCGTAGCCCCAACTGGCGTTGTCGGACTCGCCGATCAGGGTCAGGTCGGCCGTCTTCGTCGCCCACGTCCATGCGTGGCGCTCGAGCAGGTCTCCGACCACGCCCTCATAGTTGGCGTTGGCGACCGACGCGGCGGCGCTTCCGTCGGTGAGCGAGGAGATGGACGCCTCGCCGACTCGGTGAAGCGCGGCCTGGATCACCTCGATGGCGTTGGCGTAGCGGGGCATTCCGCCATGTTCATGGTAGGGGGCGTAGGCTCAACGCACATGGCAAAACCCCCGGCCATTGCTGACCGGGGGCTTACCGCCCGCGAAGGAAGGCGCGGGGGACGCAGCGGGCGGGAACTACTTCTTGGTCTCGGTCTCGGCCGGCGCTTCCAGTTCCGCGATGCGGGCCTGGAGAACTTCGATGGCTTCGGCGCCGCGAGCAACGGTGTCGGCCAGCTCGACCTTCAGCGCGTCGCACTCGGCAACGGCTTCGGTCCAGGCTTGCTCGAACTCGTCGACCGGCTTGGCGACGGGGGCGGCCTTGTTCCGCTTGGCCGCGATCGCAGCCTTGGCGGCGGCGATCCGGGCTTCACGTTCCACGGCAACGGCCTTCACCGCCGCCCTGGCTTCCTTGTCCAGCGGCTCCCAGGCCAGGCCGGGCACCAAGTCCGATTCGAACTCGGCGCCCTCGACCGCGAGACCCGGAATGTATTCGGTCGCGCGATACCGGGCCATTAGACCGGCGCCTGTTGGTTACCCATGGTCACGCCAGCCTGGATGTTGCCGGCGGTCGCGTCGGAGCCGGCCACGGTGTAGTAGAGGCGGACATAGCGTTCGCTCGTCTTCAGCGGGATGCTGTCGATGTTGAACACGTAGCCCGCGACCAGGGTGGCCGCAGCGATGGCTTCGGTTTCCAGCACGGTGGTGGCGGACGAGAAGGACGAGTTGTCGTCCGTCTGCACCGCCACCTTCAGGCTGGTCAGCGTGGCGAAGGTGGTCGTGACCTGGATGTGCAGCGGGATCTTGCCGCCCTTGCCCAGATCACGGTTGAGGGCCGCGGCGGCGCCGTAGGGCGTGCCGGTGGCCAGCAGGTCGATGTAGTTGGTCGAGGCCGCCGAAGCGGTCACGGCCTGCTTGTTCGAGAACTCGTCTTGCGCGGAGAAGATCATAGCTGGTGCGTCCCTTAGCTGACGAGGGTTTCGGTGTTGACGATGGCGTCGACTTCGCGGATCGGAATGCCGCGGTACGACATGACTTCCTTGCCCTCGACTTCCATCGGGGTGAGCCGGACGAAGTTGTCGGACGAGCCGCTGTTGCTGCCCAGACGGTCCAGGCATTCCAGCACGTCGCGGTTCATGTAGATGACCTGCTTGCCGCCGGGGACGCGACGCGCCTGCAGACGGTAGAAGGCGGTGCGCAGGTAGTCGTAGATGTCGACGGTGCCGGCGCGGAGGTCCGAGACGTCGATGTTGCAGACCCGGGCGTTGTAGCGCCAGTCCTTCACGGCGACGCCGGTGTGCTGGGTGAACAGTTCTTCCTTGACATAGTAGGGGTTCGAGGAACCGTCGAGGATGCGCTGCTCGCCCTTGTCTTCGCGGGTCACGCCGCCGGCCGTGCCCTGCGGGTGCAGCAGCATGGTGTGGTCGGGCGACCAGGTGACGAACCAGATCGAGGTGTTGTCCGAACCGGAGCCGCCGGCCTTCACGACCTGGTTGCCGATCGGGCCGGTCGAGAGGTTGTAGCGGGCGCCCAGGCCCTTGAACTTCTCGGGGGTGGTCGCGGTGTCGGCGTAGAAGAAGCTGGTCGCGAACTCCTGCGACATGGCTTCCAGATAGGCGCGGGCCTCGCCGAGCCGGACTTCGGCCTCGGACTGGTTGGCGGCGGTGGCCAGATCCAGCAGGCGCTTGTCGATGGACGACAGGCCCTCGATGAAGCCGGTCGTGTCGTCGACCTGTTGCTTGCTGGACTTCGACTGGGCGACGCCCTGGTAGAGCTTGCCCCAAGCAACCGACGGCAGGCCGGTGCGGATGCTGTGGCGGTGAACGGTGCCCATGTTGCATTCGACCGTCACCGCATCTTCCATGATGGGGTTGAGCTGAGTCAGGAGCTCGATGGTCGCGCCAATGGCGGGGTTGCTGCCCTTGTGCAGGTCAGCGAGCGAGAAGAAAGAGGCGCCGATAGCGGCCATTTAGGTCAGCTCCCGTAGAGGCGTTGAGCGAGGGACTGGGGGCCAGCCTCGGCTTGGGGTGAAGCGGAGATCGCCGGGGCCGAGACCTTGGCGAGAAGAGTTTCGAGGGCTTCGACCGCATCGGCCGTACCCATCGCGTCGAGCAGGGCTTGCGCCTTGTCGCCCAGGTGTTGGCCCAAGCCGGACGACACGGCGTCCACGCGGGCCTTGGCGTTGGTGCCCAACTTGGTCAGCTCGGCGGCCATCTCGGCCTGAAACTGTTCAGCCTGCGCCTTCTGGGCGCCGAGCAGTTGACCGGCATGGAAGGCGACCAGCTTGGTGAAGGACGCCTGGCTGAGACCAAGTTCGGCGGCCAGGGCCTGCGCTTCCTTGGTGCCCGGGTCGTCGGGGATCAGGCGAACGGGTTGACCGTCAAGGCCGACGACGTTCTCCGGCAGGTCCAGCTTGTACTCGTCGGCTCCGGCCGGAACGCCTTCGCGGCGGGCGGCTTCGGCGGCCTCAAGTTCGTCGGCGCGGGAGAGGCGCGCGGTCAGGTCTTCAGCCTTCGGGGCGTTGGCCTCGGCGTCCCAGAAGGACTCGGGGAGCCAGTCGGGGCGCGCGGCGACGGTAGCGGCCGGGGCGGGCTCGGGCGCCACAATGGGCGCGCCTTCGCCAGCGGCAGCCGGGGCCGGATTGGGGGTGTCGTCTGTGGGTACAGGTTCGATCATGGCCGCAAATTGCGGGCCTATTCACTCGCCGCCAACGCACACCCAGTGTGCGTCTCAGACCTGGACGATGACCGTCATCTGGCGCAGGGCCTGCACCATGCGGCGCACCCCGTCGGCCTCGCGCAGTTGCGCCTCCGAGACGTTGACGGGCACGGGCTCCAGGGCCTTTTCCATCAGGTACTCGAACAGTCGCCGGCCGTCAGCCGTGCCCGACAGGCGGAGCACGACCGTCTCGATCGGCTCCTCGACGTTCGGCCGCGGCGGAACCACGGTCGGGCGGAGATCGGACCACTTACGCGACAAGGCCGCCACCTTGTTGAGCGGCCAACGCGGCCTGTTCCGCCGCAATCTCGTCCTGCGTCATCATCTGGATGTGCCGCTCCTTGGCGGTGTTGATGATGTTCTGGGTCGTGGCCAGGGTGTTGACCGGCACGCCCTGTGCCTTCAGCGCGCCGACCTGCCCGACGATGGACACGACCTGCGCCGTGACCTGAATGTCCTCAAGGTCTTTGGCCTTCGACATCGGCGAGACCGGCTTGACGTTGATCAGCTTGCCGCCCTGCAACCGGATCGGCTGCAGCGTCCCGCGCTGTTGCAGGATCCACGCGACGCGCTCGATGATCGGGAGCACCCACTCGCGGGCGCAGCGGCCGCGGGGCAACTGGCGACGCCTCGTGTTCCACGCCTTCTCGTCCAGCCATTGCGTGGCGGTCGGCGGCGTGTCGCCCGGTTGCTCGGGACGGTCCTGGTACAGGGACTTCTTGATGCCCTTGGCCAGCTCGTCCTGCTTGAAGATCAGGGCGTTGAAGTTGGTCTCCGGCGCCATGGCCTCCGGCTTGCCGCTGCCGGCCGCGCGGGGAACCCAGGTGCCCGGCTCCAGCCCGCCCTCGATGTTGATGACGCCATCCTCCTCGTAGGAGACGATGGGGTCGACCGACTTCTGCAGGGCCTTCAGGCTCAGGTACGAGAGCTCGTCCAGCACCCGGGCGCGCGGGGCGGCCTTGTGCGCCGGACCCGGGCCCCATGCGGAGTCGGCCTGCTGGCGGAACCGGCACGCGATGATGGACGCGGAGCCGGGGCCGACGAAGCGTTTGGCGTACTTCTCCTTGCCGTCGACGATGATGCGGTAGAACCACGCCTCCTCGCCCGGCACGCTGTAGTCGCGGTCGCACCCGTCATAGACCATGACCGGCTTGGAATCGGCCATGTCCTTCTGGGTCGGCGGCGGGAAGATGTTCGGCCAAAGCTGGTGCAGCCCCGCCTTGCTGGTCTTGATCTCGCGCCAGCGGCCGGTCGTCGATCCGTCGGCGCCGCGCTCCATGAGCAGGTCGGCCAGTTCGATCGGCTGGAAATGGATGGGCTCGAGCGGCCCCATGTCGGACACGGCGCAGGCCATCGCGCTCACGGCCCAGAAGGCGAAGCACTCCTGCGCGGCGTCGTAGTAGTTGCTGCGGTCGATCTCGGCAAAGATGGCCTTGCCGTAGGCGACCAGTTGGGGCTTCAGGTACTGCAGCGCCTCGGGCGGTAGATCCTCCGCCGGTTCGAACGTCACCCACCGCTCGTAGTCCGGCGTGAAGGTGGCGATCATGTCGGACGCGAAGTCCTCAGTCTGCTCCTGCAGCGTGGTGTCGAACAGGTCGTCCTGCTCGGTCGTCCGCGCCTCGCTGTCCT